TCAAGTGACACTTTTCGTCTGGAATGTGGTGTATCCATACGAGGTGTATCACCATGTCTTGATGTTCTCTTCTGTGCAGCTGTAGCTCCAATTCTTTCAAAGAAATGTGCTTTACCAGTAACTGTTTCTGTTCTAACAGCATCTCTTAGTCTTGAACCTTTTTGCTGTGCCAGATGAAAAACATTGCTTTTATACTGCTCAACGAAGGCAGTAGTTATTTGTACTGACATAATTCAGTCCTCCTATTAAAATAAATTTTTAAATCGGTCTTTGTCCAAAAAGGGAAACCTATGTTTTATAGCCACATACGGCTACCGATTCGTTATCCTAATAGGGCGAACTTGGTACGCAAATTATATCATAAAAAACTAACTATTGCCAAATGCTTTTTCATGTAGTTGTCGCATTTTTTCGACAGTTGCTTTATGGTCTTTATGGTTAGCATCAAAGTATGGACCTTTAGTGTCACTCATGATTTGCTCAATCTCTTGTTTTGCATCAATCGGAGATACTGCTAATCTATTGTTTTGAGTATTCTTAGCCATATCTTCAGTAACTTCTGAACCAAGTTTTGCAAACATTCTTATCAATGCAGGATGATTTCCTGCTTCTGTGTTCATAAGCTCTAACATATCTTCATCACCATAAACTTGCAATGCTCTCTGTGCTGCTCTTACATTTTTATCATAATCAAATCCCCATTCTTGTTTAAGAGTTTGCTCCACTTCTTCTCGTTGAACATTAAGATTGTTACCTTGATTTTCAACTTCGTGGTTTATTTGAGCAATTTGAAAATCCATAAGAGCTTTTACTTGTTCGTTATTAAGACCAATTTTGTGAGCTACATTTTTAAACTCATTTATTCCTTCTTCTCTAAAATACTGCTGATAATCCTGTGGAACATCAACTTCGTATTTATTAGGTTCTTCTGGTCTACCTAACTTACTGTAAAGTTCTGCCTTCTCCTCTTCATTTTTAGGCAAAGGTATTCTGCTGCCTATCATTTTTTGTTGATGCACAGCAGTTTTTGCTAGTGACTCAATATCGTTTATATTTTGTAAAGTAGGGTCATTTTTCAATTCTTCGGGTAAAGCATCCCTCCAGTTTTGATTATCACCTACTGTACTAGACCCAAGAACAGAACCTGAACTTTGGTCAGTTGTTTCTGGGTTATCTTGTGACTCGGTGGTCATTTGTTCGTCAGACATTTATTTATCCTCCTTTTATTAGATTTTTTATTCTGACAATTACTGCTCTACTCCCCTCGTTAAAAGCAGTTTCATAAGGGTCTTTACTAAAAGAACTCCTATGGTAATAAGCTGATTCTAAATCAGCTAAAACTCTTTCACCCTCTTTTGTACTAAAAGTGGTTTTATAATCTCCTTCTAATTGCTTTAGTTGCTTGTCGGCATCTTCTATCATTACATTAAACCTTCTTCTTCAGCAACTTCTGTAGCTTCATCAACAACTTCTTTGGTTTCAGGTTTGGCCATTTCTGTTGCTGTTTTACTTTGTTTTGCTGCTATATCGGCTTGTTGCTGTGCCATCATTATCTCTTGTTGCATTTGTTGCTGTTGTGCTCTTGCTTCTCTTAATTCAGCAACTTCACCTTCACCTCGCAACACAGACTTAGGAACTCCTAACAACCCAGCTCTAGCTCTTATAGCTTTATCATGGTCTATTACATCCATAATATTTGGGTCAAGTTGAACTATTTGCATAGCTAATTGATATAATCTTTCTACAGCAGTTGCTTCTTCCATTCGTTGAGAACGAGCTAAAGGTCCAACATATTCTACATCTATAGATTGACCTTCAATTATTTCTGGTGCAGGTAAGAAACCTCCTGCTCTAAACATAATACCGAATACTCTTTCAATAAGTGGATTTAAAAATTCTGATTGGAATCTACCAAGTGTTGGTCCAAGCAGTCTTTGCATAAGCTCATATCTAACTTGTACTTCTGTAGCTGTCATTTGTGGACCATCTTGTAATTGTAACTGGTCAGAATAATATGCTTGTCGTATTGCCGTTCTTAATTGGTTTTCTTTTAAATCTGTTATTTGCCAGTTGCTTCCAATTTGTAAAGGTTTAATTGCTGCATCATTCCTTACTACAGTAATACCACCAGGAGTCATTCTTACCTTGCCAATAACTCCATCATCTTGCACTAACAATGGTGGGTCAATAGCTTTTGCCCATGCTTTAAGTCCAATTTCTACGGCTTTGTTTAATGTTTTTATATCTGGAAGTGCATTATAAGATGGTGAACGACCAAATATTTCACCTGTTGCTTTAGACCATCTAGGTACAAGATAAGGAAACTCATTGTAACCACCTGCTCTAACAACCATTTTATCGTCTTCGCATACATGACATGAATGAAATGGCAACTTTGTTGCACCCTTACCCATTGCTCTTTCATAATCTTCAAGTGGCTCAACGGCATGAATAAAATTAAACATCTTATCTGGTTTTTCTTTTGCAGCTTTTAAAACTTTTTCACCAAGGTTATCTTCGCCAAATTCTTGAACAGCTTGTCGAGCAGATAATTTATATTTTCTATACAAAGTATCTACATAACCAGAAGTATTTTCTTGTATATAGTATTCTGCAATATGCATTGTATTAAAATGTATTTTAGATTCTTCAAAACCCTTACTACCTTCTTCTGCAAACAATGCACCAGTACCAATGGTAACAAGGTCGAGATACATTTCGTGCACTTCTGTATTAAAATTGCTTTCATTAAACAGGTTGTACATTCTTTGAGCTGAATCTTCTAACCATAGCTGAACTTCTCTATCTCTCATTAGCTCTTCGCTTCTAACTTTTATAGAAAACCATTGTAATGATGGTGATGTTAATGTGCCTTGTAAAGAAGCTGCAAGTAAATTACTAGCAGTAATAGCTGTTGAATCAAATAATATTTCAGACCTTTTTTCTCCCTTACTTCTATGAGTAGTTATATCTGCTTTTCTTGGCATTACATAGTCAAGTATTTCTTGCCAATGGTCTTCCCAAGTACCTCTAGCATTTTCCATTTGGTTTAATCGTTTTTTAATATAATTAAATTTTTCTTCCATCAATATGTTGTTCCCGAACTACCACCGAGTATAGTCTTACCAACTGATGCTTCTTCAGTTACTCCTTGACCACCTGTAAGAATAGTTCCAGCTCGACCTGCCTTCCTTGTTTGTAGAGCTTTTTGTTTTTCAGCTTCTAATTTTGCTTCTTCTTCTTTTCTTTTTGCTTCTAAAGTTGTATCTACTGGTGGTGGTGCTGGCATCTTCGGCTTCATACCCATTTGCAATTCTCCTTTAACATTCCGTAAACTGCTGCGTCTACATATGTATCATCTATTTGCATTGCGTTTCTCATAAGACCTTCTTTCTCAAACCCAACACCTTCAATTAATTTTTTAATTCTTTCATTACTGTTATTACAAGTTGCTGTGGCTCTGCCACATTTTGCTTGATTGAATATATAATCAAACATTAATTTTATAACTTTTCTTTGACAAGCTCTTGGTGTGTCAAGTGCTACATGAACAAAAATATTGTTACCATCATAATCTGAAAACAAAATAACTCCTAATATTTTTTCATCTTCTATTATTCCTATATAAGAAAATTTTTCATTATCAGAATATAAATGTGCTTTGGGTTTAATCCACTCGTAACATCTGTCTTTCCATTCTGGAGTAGAAACTACTTCTATCATTAACCACCACCAAGCAAAGTTTTGCCTGTTTTGGCAGCATCTTCTATTCCACCAACTCCAGTCATTATAGTCTGTTGTCCTGCTCCATAACCTGCACCTAATGCTGCAGCTGCTTTTCTTCTAGCTACACTACCTGCACTTTCAGCTTCTTTGTATATTGTTTCTACTGGCTTGGCTATTTGTTTTTTCTTTTTACGACCAGAAACAGCTTTACCAACTCCTTTAAAAACACTTGCTACTGCACTAAATACTCCACCCATTAGTATCCTCTCTTTTTTCCTTTCTTTTTTGGCATTATAATCTCCTATGCAAAAACATTAAATTCAGATTCTGCTTGTATGTAAGTAGGTTCATAATTTTTAACCCTAGCTTTTCTTAATGACATAACACAATATCTCATTGCAGAAATAACATCATCATTAATCGGCACAATTTTTCCGTCTTTCCTATGATACATACGCAGTTCTTGTAATAGTTTATCTTGGTTTTTAAATATTTTCAATCTTTTTGTCTGCATACGAGTATACATCTCTTGTATTCCAGCTTCAACTGAGTTTCCACCTGTGCCATCTTTTTGTCCTTGACTTGGTGGATTAGTAAAATGTTCTCTTAACATATTGCATCCTTCTTGTCTATACTGTTCTGTAAGCGATTTACCAGAACCTTTATCTGCTTGTCTACCATCCATGGGCCAGATAACAGGTATCCAGTTTCCCCTGCTCTTAATTGCACTTGCATGAATAGGTACAGCTTCTTGTCGCATAGCATAGCTATCATAAACATATGCTATATCTGAATCTCTATCCCATGCAATCCAAACTGCTGCCGTAGGGTGATTCCAACCAAAATCAATACCACATAATCTCGGCCAATAGGTAGGAATATCTATTGGGTCACATACAATATCTTCTTCTGCAATAGGAAATACAAGACCAGAACCTAGTTGTGGTATACCTTGTTCCCTCATTTTTCTTTCGTGTGGTGGCAAAGCAGCTAATATCTGCTCTCTTACATCTTTTGTCATATGAGGTGCATCATCCCACCCAGCTTGTATTAATGCTTGTCCTTGTTTTAAATTATTTACAAATTGTGCTACTGTTTCAGTCATTCCATTTTCTGGAGTAAATGTCATAAAAACAATACCCCCTCTATCTGCAGTTCTTGTCAATGCTTGGCTATATATTGCTGATGGTGGTTCTTCATCTAGCCATACTACATCTACAGCTTCTCCCATCCACTTTTCTTTTCCCATTTCATATGCTTTAAACCCTAATCTTGACCAACCCCCTGTAATATGCTTAACAACAAGGGAGTTATGAGCATTAGGTACACCTGGTTTTCTTGTAGCTTCGCCTATATCGTTAAGTGGAATAGAACCAGTACCCCTTGCTGATGGGTCATCTGGTTGTCCAACCAGTTCTTTTTGACATATATCCCTAGTTGTTTCATTAGATGAGCCACCTGCCCATGCTCTAATAGGTCTATCAAACTTTTTACCTTCCCACCAGTCAGGATATTTACCTGTAAGGTGAAATGCTAGTTCTGTTGCACCACAAAATGACTTACCTATCCTATTTCCTGCCATAAGTAGTCGCTGAGATGCCACAGTATTATGGAATTTCTTTTGATAATCGTAAGGTTCATAGTCTGCCAGTTTATTAGTGGTCTTTCTGCGTTCTAATTCCTTCGCTATTTCCACAGCTCTTGCTAATTCTTCACTCAATTTATAATTTTATCCTTATCTTTTGGTAACATTTCTAAATCTAGCTCCCAATAATGGCTATATAAATCATCAAGTGGCCCTACTATATCCCTAATTATACGCATAAGTTCTGCATCTTCGCTATAAGTTCTACCACAATAATAAATAATAGCAGTTACCCTTTGATGCAAGACCTCAAAACTCTTTCGCAATGCGTTTGGTTGCATAATTAACTTCAGTTAATATCTTTTTTATCTATCATAATAGAAGATAATAAATGATTTAACTCTGTTTTTAATTCCTCGTCAGATTTTTTACCAGTAACATCTTCAACTTTATGAGTAGTTTGATAACCAGTTCTGTCCAAGATAGAATTAATAGCACCCAGTCTAACCGAAGGACTTACTCTTTCATCCTCCACTAATTTTTTTAATTTATCAACTGCCATTGGCACACAAGACCCCATCAACTTCCTAGTTTCATTTTCTATTTCAATAGCTAGTTTGTTTTTAAGCTCATAACCCTGCTGTTCTGCCGTCTTGACAGAATATCCTGCATCCTTTGCTGCCTGAGTTGCGTTCCCTGTTTGACTAAAGTGCTGAACAAATGCTTTTTGCTGCTCTGTAAGGATTTTACCCATGTTCATATTCTACAAACCTAAAGCCTTAAAGTCAAGAAAACAACAGTTAATATGAGTTTTTTCCCTCCGCTGTGAGAAGTAATCCATTATTGCAACACAGCGCGAT